TATTGGAATGCACAGTACATGCAGCAGCCTACTTCTGAAGAAGGGGCGCTAATTAAGAGAGAATGGTGGAAAATTTGGGAGAAAGATGACCCTCCCGAGTGCGAATTTATCATTATGTCGCTTGATGCCGCACAAGAAGCTAACAATAGGGCTGACTACAACGCACTGACAACATGGGGTGTGTTCTATAACGAGGAAACACAGAACTTTTCTATCATCTTGCTCAATGCCATTAAGAAAAGGATGGAGTACCCAGAGCTTAAAAAGCTGGTGCTTGAAGAATATAGAGAGTGGGAGCCAGACGCGTTCATGGTGGAGAAGAAATCTAACGGATCGGCGCTTTATCAAGAGTTTAGGCGCATGGGCGTGCCTGTAGGGGAGTTTACGCCGGGCAAAGGACAGGACAAAATAGCGCGTGTGAACGCAGTGTCTGACTTGTTTGCGTCAGGTATTGTGTTTGCTCCCGACCGCAGGTGGGCTAAGGAAGTCATAGAAGAGTGCAACGACTTTCCAGCCGGCACTAATGACGACTTGGTGGACTCTACAACCCTTGCACTGTTAAGATTCCGGCAGGGTGGGTTTTTACGACTTCCGACAGATGAGCCGGAAGATAATTTTTTAAAATCGTATCGCAAGAAAGCTGCGTACTACTAAGGATAGATCATGGCAACAAATATAGACAAGGCTCTGTACGAGGCTCCTAAAGGACTGGATCAGTTGGGGGAAGAAGAGCCAATTGAAATTGAGATTGAAGACCCTGAGTCAGTACGCATCAAGACAGGGGATATAGAGATTGAGATTGAACCAGAAGAAGGCGATGATGAGTTTAGTAAAAACTTAGCTGAAGATATCCCTGATGATGTTCTTGCCTCACTTGCCAGTGAGTTGATTGGTGATTTTGAGACTGACGTGTCTTCTCGCAAAGACTGGGTACAGACCTATGTTGATGGTCTTGAGCTACTTGGTTTAAAAATGGAAGAAAGATCAGAGCCGTGGGCAGGCGCTTGCGGTGTGTATCACCCACTTTTAACCGAAGCTGTAGTAAAGTTCCAAGCTGAGACCATGATGGAGACATTCCCTGCAATGGGACCTGTCAAAACTAAGATCATTGGCAAAGAGACTGTAGAAAAGAAAGAAGCGGCGGAGCGAGTTCAAGAAGACATGAACTATCAGCTTACTGACGTGATGAAAGAATACAGACCCGAGCATGAGCGCATGCTCTGGGGCTTGGGCCTTGCTGGTAACGCGTTTAAGAAGGTGTACTACGACCCAGCCCTTGGTCGTCAGGTATCTATGTATGCGCCAGCAGAAGATGTTCTCGTGCCATACGGCGCATCAAGCCTTGCTGATGCAGAACGTATTACGCACGTCATGCGCAAAAATAAGAATGATCTGAAACGACTACAGCATGAAGGTTTCTACCGTGACATTGACTTGGGTGAACCAACTCAGACAATGGACGAAGTAGAGAAGCGCATTGCAGAGAAGATGGGCTTTCGCGCAACAGAGGATGACCGATTTAAACTCTTGGAGATGCAGGTCGATCTAGACCTCAAAGGCTATGAGCATAAAGACGAAGACAGCGGCGAAGAGACGGGTATTGCGCTCCCATACATCGTCACGATTGAGAAGGGTACAACAAACATCCTTGCGATCCGGCGCAACTGGGAACCAGACGACAAACTCTGTCAGAAACGCACGCACTTCGTCCACTACGGTTATATTCCCGGGTTCGGTTTTTATAATTTTGGCCTTGTCCACCTTATTGGTGCTTTTGCTAAATCTGGTACTTCTATTCTTCGTCAGTTGGTTGATGCTGGAACTCTATCAAACCTCCCCGGTGGTTTTAAGACTAGAGGACTTCGCACCAAAGGTGATGACACCCCAATATCCCCCGGCGAGTTCCGTGATGTAGACGTTCCTAGCGGCACGATGCGTGACAACATCATGCCCTTGCCGTACAAAGAGCCGAGCCAAGTTCTGTTAGCTCTGTTAAATCAAATCATAGAAGAGGGCCGCAAGTTTGCGGGCGCGGTTGAGTTGCAGACATCAGATATGTCGGCGCAAGCTCCCGTAGGCACAACACTGGCCATTCTTGAGAGGCAACTCAAGACAATGTCGGCTGTTCAGGCGCGCATTCACTACTCGATGAAACAAGAGTTTAAGCTCTTAAAAATAATCATCCGTGACTACACGCCAGCAGACTATAGCTACGAGCCAATTGAAGGCGAACGTAGGGCTAAGCAGTCTGACTATGACATGGTTGATGTCATCCCAGTAAGTGATCCTAACGCGGCAACGATGGCTCAGAAAGTTGTTCAGTATCAGGCGGCGCTGCAGCTTGCGCAGACAGCTCCTCAGTTGTATGACCTGCCTCTCTTGCACCGTCAGATGTTAGATGTGCTTGGCATCAAGAACTATCAGAAACTTGTGCCAATGCAAGATGATATGAAGCCTCGTGACCCTGTCACAGAGAACCAAAACATGCTCAACAACAAGCCTGTTAAAGCGTTCCTGTATCAAGACCATAAAGCTCACATCGCGGTTCACATGGCCATGGCTCAAGATCCTCGTATCCAACAGATGTTAGGTCAGAGTCCTCAATTGGCGCAGCAGCTTATGGCTGTGGGTTCGGCGCACGTTGCCGAACATTTGGGTATGGAGATGCGTAAGCAGATTGAGCAAGCCATGGGTCAAACGCTACCTCCATTCAACGAAGATGCGGATGAAGTTGATATGTCTCCAGAGATGGAAGTTCAGATATCTCAAATGGCGGCACAAGCTGCGCAACAGCTTCTACAGCAGAGTCAGCAACAAGCTCAACAGCAGAAGAACAAGCAGATGCAGGAAGATCCGCTCATTCAGTTGCAGCAGCAAGAACTTCAGCTTAAAGCCCAAGAGCAGCAACGCAAGGCGGCTAAAGATCAGGCAGATGTCATGCTCAAGCAGGCTCAACTACAGATTGAGCGTGAGCGGATCAATGCACAGCAGGAGACTGAAGGTGTGAAGATTGCGATGAAGGCGCAAGCTGATAAACAGCAACGTGATCACGCGCATGAACAAGCTGGCTTTACAACCGGTATGGATTTACAAAAGCATCAAACGATGCTGGCTAATCAGAGGGAGATTGCTCGGCTGCAAACAGAGAGCAGATCAAAACAGCAGAAACCAAAGGGAGGTGACTGATGTACCAAACTAAACAAGCCTTAGACCTTTTGGTCAAGCAAATTGATGCAAGCATCAAACAAATCGAGGAAGACTTAGGAGCCAAATCTGCTAAGTCTTACGAGGAGTACTGCAATAAATGTGGGGTTATCACAGGTCTACTCACAGCTCGCAGAAACATCGCAGACTTGACAAAAAACATGGAGAACTCGGATGAGTGATTTACCTACGCTGGACTTGAGCAAAGTTGTTGATTTATCAGCACTGATGCACAAAAAAGCGGAAGAGAAAGCAAAACAACTACCAAAGCCAACAGGCTATCGCATTCTTTGTGCAATTCCGGAAGCGGAGAAGCAGTTTGAAGACAGCGAGATTGGTTTGATAAAAGCAGACGAAACCATGCGCAACGAAGAGACCCTCACAACGGTCTTGTTTGTAGTTGAGCTTGGCCCAGACTGTTACAAAGATACAACAAAGTTCCCGACGGGACCTTGGTGTAAACAAGGCGACTTTGTCTTGGTCCGGCCCTACGCTGGCTCACGATTAGTCATCCACGGTAGAGAGTTCCGCATCATCAACGACGATACTGTAGAAGGTATTGTTGACGATCCACGCGGCATAAAACGCAAATAAGGAGCGCACATGCCTAGATTTAGCGATAGCTATAAATTCCCCGACGAGCAAGAAAATAAGGGTAAACCCGAAGATACCCTTGATATTTCGATTGAGGGAGATGACATTGAAATTAAAGTAGATGTACAAGACGATACTCCCCCTGAAGATCGGTTTGTAGAACCTCTTCCCGAGGCCATTAAAGAAGACTTAGAGAAGGCTGACGACTCTGAAGACTACTCTCATAACGTAAAGCTTAAATTTAAGCAGTACAAGAAGGCTTGGCACGACGAGCGTAGAGAGAAAGAGGCTGCAATACGTGAGCAACAAGAGTCTTTAGCCGTTGCCCAGCGTATTCTTGATGAGAATCGCCAGTTAAAATCTGTCTTGCATACGGGGGAAAAAGAACTTATTTCTACATATCAGAACTCCGCTGAAATGGAGGTTGATAAGGCTAGCCGTAACTACAAAGAAGCCTACGATTCGGGTGATTCTGACAAGCTTTTAGAAGCTCAGCAGGAAATGATCCGTGCCCAGCTTAAATTAGATAAAGCAAAAAATTTCAGGCCCACTGTACAAAATGACCAAAATGATGTACAAACCAATTTACAGAGGCCTCAAAACCCTCAAATGGACCCGAAAGTTGCGTCATGGGTGTCAAAAAACCCATGGTTCGTTGACCAGAATAAACGATCTATGCGCAGATATGCTGAAGGTGTCCACGAGGACTTAGAAGCTAAATATGGTCGAGGCTACATTGGTACGAATGAGTACTATGCAGCAATAGATAAAGAAGTTCAACGTCGGTTCCCAGAAGAATTTGGCGCTACTTACAACGAAGAGGAAGATAAACCTCAACGTACAAAACCAAGCACGGTGGTCGCACCAGCTAAGAGGAGTACTGCTCCTAAAAAAGTAGTTCTTTCTAAGACGCAGGTGGGCTTGGCAAAGAAATTTGGATTAACCAACGAGCAATATGCTCGTGAACTCATGAAATTGGAGGCCTAAATG